GTTCCGATGGTGGGAAGGGGTCACGATTGACCTTGAGCTGACAAACATCACTCGAGAGTTTGCCGTGTCGTTTACTCAGGACTTCTATCGGGAGACGCCATCAGCTTTTGATGGGCTTCCGCGTGTAGGGGATGAGGTGAAGTTGTGGGTTGGTGAAGATCTTTTGTGTACTGGCTACATCACCAAGTCTCAGTCGTCCTATTCAAGCTCCTCTGTCACTTTGAGTATTAACGGGGCTAGCAAAACGATAGATCTGGTCGAGTGTACGCTCCCAATTGGGGCAAAACATCGTGTCTCTAGCGTCTCGCTCAAAGAAGGTGTGGAGATGCTTGTGAAGAACTATGGGATCAAGGTCGTCGATGAGGTCAAATCCTCTAAGAAAGTCTCGCTCGATGTGTCGCCGACCAAAAAGATTAAATCAGCCCTGGAGGAATTGATCCAAGGGCAGTCGATCATCCTTACCGACAACGGCAATGGTGATCTGGTCATGACTACGGCAGGTAAAGGCGGGCTGGCTCACGATGCTTTGAAGCTTGGCAGGAACGTGCTTGAGGGATCTCGAAGTGTAGATGGCAAGAGCCTCTACTCTCAATATGTTGTGGTTGGTCAGTCGACTAACGGAAATAGCGACAAAGCTGTGACAGCGAATCAGACCAAAGCAAGTGCGTCTATCGATGGGGTTAGAAAAAGAGAATGCGTGTACCAACAGAGTGGCGACGCCAACATGGGGTCAATGCTCCAACGAGCCACGCTCTTGAAGAACCACGCTATTGGGGCTTCTGAAACTTACGAGTACACAGCCCAAGGGTGGCGGCAGTCCAATGGTGACTTATGGAGTCCGAACACCACGGTTCAGGTCTATGACGACATCTTTAGAACCAGCCAAGTGTTCTTGATCGATCGCGTCACGCTGACTAAGGACAACTCAGGGACGAAAAGTAAGCTGCATCTGATTCACCCAGAGGCTTTGTTGAACACTGATGTTCCTGACCTTCCAAAGAAGGCTAGCACGTCAAGCAACGCTTCTTACCAGTTCACTCATAAGGGTGAGACTGGAGAGGCTCAATGGACTAAATAGCATGAATCTCAGTGATCTTGGTGAGCGCATTTGGGCGCTCTTGAGTCGTGGTCGTGTGACTGGTGCTGATGGCAACAAGCCTATGCGAACGCTCCAACTTGAACTCTTATCTTCGGATGCCAGAGACAATGTTGAGCACATGGAGCCATACGGTTTCACAAGTGAGCCGTTTATGGAAAGCGAAGCATTGGCCGCGTCCCTTTCGGGCGACCGAAACCATACGGTTGTCATTACCGTGGCTGATCGGCGATACCGCCTCAAAGCCCTTAAACAAGGTGAGGTAGCGATCTTTGACGACCAACATCGAAAGGTGCACCTTACCCGAGATGGCATTGTGGTCGATGGGGTTAATTCGCCGATCACCATCAAGACTGGTGGCACCGTGGACGTAAAAGGACAAGCCATCAACCTGACGGCGTCCAACATCAAATTGAAGGCTAGCAATATCGCGCTTGATTCGCCAATGGTCAATTCCAGTGGTGCGATGAAGTCGGTTGGTGATGTGTCTGGCGCAGGCATTAGCCTCAGTCGCCACACTCACCGAGGTGATAGTGGTGGCACGACAAGCGCACCTAACTAAGGAGTGGGGAATGGAGTATTTCATTAATGGGACGGCATCGACGTTGAGCGACTTTCTGGGTTCTCCACTAGAGCGTGCCGTCATTATTAGCCTCTTCACGTGGTGCAGGGCTGATCCTGATGACAAGTTGCCAGGATCATCTAAATACGGTTGGTGGGGTGACACCTACGCCGAGGTCAAAGGTGATCGCATTGGATCCAAGCTTTGGTTGCTTATGCGCTCAAAGCTCACTAACGAAGTATTGGCTCAAGCGAAAGAGTATGCCGAAGAGTCGTTGCAGTGGCTGATAGAGGATCGAGTGGCAACTTCTGTGACGGTTGCTGTGGAGCGTGGCGGGTTAGACCAACTCAACTTGAAAGTGATTATCGCGAAGCCCGATAAATCTGAATTGAATTTGCGATTCCAGAACGTATGGGAGAAATAAATGCCTTTTGAACGTCCTTCTTTAGAGAAGATCACCAACCGCATTAACGCCGACCTAGAGGCACGGTTGAAAGTCTCTCAGCTACGTCGATCTGATGCCAAGGTATACGCCCAAGTGCTTGCTGGCATCTCTCACGGTCTTCACGGATTCATCGAATACATCGCGAAGCAGTTGTTCTTTGATTCCGCAGAAGGCGAATTTCTCGACCATTGGGGATCCATCTTTGGGATCTACCGAAAAAGCGCATCTAAGGCCACTGGTGAGGTGGCCTTTGTTTTTACTGGTGAGGACGCAGTGGAAATCCCGATGGGATCCATTCTCCAGTCTGAGACTGGTCAGCAATACCAAACTACAAGTCCTGCAGTTGGGTCGATCGTTCATGTAGAGGCACTTGTTGCAGGGACAGCGGGCAACCTTTCCTCTGGAGAGCGGCTTTCCCTCATCTCCACGATCTTGGGTGTGCAGTCCGCTGTGGCGTCCAACGGTATCGGTGGCGGTGCTGAAAAGGAAAACGATGATTCCTTGCGCACTCGACTTTTAGCACGCGTCCGTGAACGTCCTCACGCAGGGACGAAAGCGGACTACGAGGCTTGGGCTTTGGAAGTGCCAGGCGTCACCCGAGCTTGGGTATACCCGCTTGAAGGTGGCGACGGCAATGTGGTCGTCCGATTCGTTTGTGACGGCTTAACCAACATCATTCCTGATGCCCAGATTATCGAGAAGGTTCAGAACCATCTGGATGAAGAACGACCAGTGACGGCTCGTGTGAAGGTCTACGCCCCATCGACGCAAAAGATCAACTTCACGATCTCCAATCTTGAACCGGAAAACGAGACGGTTAAGGCACGCATCCGTGAGGCTTTGATCTCGCTCTTTAAGCAAGAATCCGCGCCAGGGAAGCGCCTTTATCTGTCGCATATTCGAGCGGCCATTAGTGGCGCAGCAGGTGAAGTTGACCACACGTTGGTTAGCCCTGATGAAGATATCGTGCCAAAGACTGGTATCTTGCCAATGGTAGGAGATATTACATGGCGGTAACGGCTCAAGAGTACACACAACAGATCAAGCAGATGCTTCCTCATGGGTTGGCTTGGAATGCTGACGACACTGCATCGTGCATGGCTTTGATGTTGGAGTGTTGGGCGATGGAGTTCTCTCGCATTGACGGCCGTGTAGAAGCCCTCATCAATGAGGCAGATCCTCGACTGTGCATTGAGACGTTCCAAGAGTGGCTCACTCAATGGGGCGTGCCTGATGAATGTCTCCAAGCTTGGGGGACTGTTCTCTTGGACGAACTGACGCCTCAAATGCTACGTCAAGCCCTCGTCCAAAAGGTCACCACGATTGGGAGTCAGTCTATCCGCTTCTTTGTTGAGATGGCAAAAAGCTACGGCTACTCCATCTACATCGATGAGTGCCGTCCATTCATGACGATATCGACCGTGATGGACGCGCTCTACTCAACGTCCAGTTGGTATCACCACTGGCACGTCAAGATCTTCACTGGGCAAGCAGGGAAGGTCTTCTATCACGACACCTTAGGCAACGTCAAAGAACCGCTTTCGTGGTGGGGCGACAAGATCATTGAGTGTCTGTTGCGTCGCTACGCTCCTGCTCACACTGTTTTGCATATTGGTTATATCCAAGGTTAATAGGAAAGTAAAAATGGATCGTGTTTTTCAATCTGGCGCAATAGCCACGCCACCGAGCCCGCCGAACGCTGAAACGTCGAAGGGTTATCCAACCAATGGGAGTGCCTCTGGTGGCATCTCTGCCACGATTGTGGGTGACCACTGGTATCACGGCATCACAGAAGAGCTTTTGAACGCCATTAAGGGTGGTGGAGTCACGCCTGATATCAATCAGCTTGATCAGCTTAACCGTTCTATCGAAAGCCGAATCAATAAGCGCTTTGATGAGCTTAAGAAGGCATTGGACAAGTCCGTTGCCGATGTGATGGGTCGAGTTGGTCAGCTTGGCATCCCAACAGGCGCAATCATGGCGTTCGACCTTAATGGTGCTCCAAACGATGGCTTCTGGCTTCCTTGTGACGGTCGCGCAGTCTCTCGCCAAACCTACGCTGCTCTCTTCGCAGCAATTGGCACGCGCCATGGTGCAGGTGATGGCCGAACAACGTTCCATCTACCTAATCTCAATGGGCTTGTCCTTCAGGGTGCCAATGGTGGAAACGTTGGTCAGCAACTCGCGCCTGCGATTCCGAATATTTATGGCACGTTCGTGGCATCCCCTGGCACCGATAGCGCTCCTCGTGAGGCGAACGGGGTCTTTGCCTTCGATGGTCAGCAATTTAATGCAGCCATTAAGCGTGGCGGTAGCGACAACTGGTCGTCTCGCTTCACGTTTGATGCGTCTCGCTCCAGTGGCGTATACAAGAACGGCGTGAACACGGTTCAACCGCCCGCCATGCTCGCTTATTTCTGCATCCATATCTAAGAGGTGAACAATGGATTTCCTTTATTTAGCAGATACTTCTGACACGCCACCGACAAAGCCGCTTAACCCTGCGACAGGTTATCCATCGAATGGAGATCCAGTCAATGGGAAAGCACCGACAACGCTTGGGGCTTGGATCTTTTATGCTTGGGCTGAAGAATTTAAGAACCTTTTAGCCACGGCTGGCATCACGCCTTCTGAGGATAACCTTCACCAGTTGGCTGACTTCTTCAACTGGTACATGGCAAAGGTAGAGTCCTTATCTCCAGTGGATAAAGCAGTATTTGACGCCAAGGTTGCTGAGATTTTGGAAGCTTTGAACCGAAAGGCTGAAGTATTCGATATCTTGGCACTGTTGCCGACTGGTGCGACGATTTCTTTTATTGGGAAGGAAGTGCCCAGTGGATATTTGCTATGTAATGGGGCGACGGTTAAGCGTGCGCAGTATCCAAACCTTGCTCGTTTGATTGGCGGTATCAGAGCTTTCCGTGGTGACGGTACGACGACCTTCACGTTGCCGAATTACAACGGTCGCGTGCCACAAGGTACGACCGATCTTAGTAAGGTGGGGACTTATGTTGAAGCTGGGTTACCTAATATCACGGGCAGAATTGGTCAACTGGTCTATGGCGGTGATGGCGCGATTGTCAAGAAAACCATTAGAACAGCCGATGTTCCAAATGGCAATTATAACTTTGATGACATATCGATAAATGCCTCTTTAGCATCCGCGGTATACGGCCATAGCACGACAGTACAACCTCCTTCGTTACTTGCCTTATACCTCATTAAAACTTAATCAGGTACAACGAAAGCACGGCAGACGGTTGAACTGTAGAGCTTTTACCGTAGATAACGATTGCACCATAGCTTGAAGGCGTCATTTAAGGTATAGCCTTTTGGTGTCTCTTGACCGAGTTCTTTTAGTTTTCTTCTAGAGGCTTGCCGTGCCAGATGAAGAGACATTTCGGGAAATAAAAGAGGCTTTAATGCCTCTATTTTTTTTGTTTGTTAGTTTGGAGTTTTTCGTCATGAAAATATCCCCCGCATATGAATACGATGCGCAAGGCTACTTTGTCCAAGTAGTCACTGCGCAAGAAAATGAGATGGAAAAAGGAGACTGGCTAATGCCTCCTAGTTCCACACTCAAAGCCCCGACATTGGATGACAATCATTGGGCTCAATGGAACGGTTCGGCATGGACGAAAGTGGCAAAGCCAAAGGCTCCTGCAGACTGTGTTGGTGTGGTTATCTCTCATACGAGCGAAACGCCACACGACATTGAGTATCGCCGTTTGATGGAAGATCTAGCCAAAGATTCTGAAACCCATCGATTGCAACGTGGCGACGATCTGTCGTGGTACGTAGAGGAAATTTCTCAAGAGGAGATTGAACTGCGAGAAGCAGAGGCTGAACTCAGTAATTATGACGCTGGCGTGAATAGCTTCCACGACCGATTGAAGTCTGCTGACATGATCGCCGATCAATCCGAACGAGAAGCAGCCAAAGACAAAATCCGCGCCGAATATGACGCTTATTTGAAGGGGTTTGAATAATGCAAATTCTGAACTATTGCACCTGCGGCGCTCCACAAGACGAAGAAGGCATCTGCACTAACAAAAAGTGTATTCGCCGAAAAATTCAACTCAAAGTAAAGGCAGCGCAAGAGGCTAAAAAGAAGGCTGACGAAAAAGCAGAAAAGGAACGCGAAGAGCAAGGCTCTAACTAACAACATAGCACCTCGAAAGGGGTGCTTTTTATTTATCAGTATCAAGGTCAAGGAAGCGTCTATGGTAACGCCAGAACAATGGAGCGAAATGCGCCACGTCTTAGTCAGCGCAAGTTTTGCCACAGTATGTGGGGCAATCTCTTATCTCCTCAAACGAAAGGAGGGTGAAAAATTCAAATGGACTGAATTTGTTCTCCATTTAGGTGCTAGCGCAATCGCTGGCATCATCGCCTACCACATCATCCACTATGCAGGCGTGCCTCCAGATCTATCGGGTGCGCTTTGTGGCGTCGCAGGTTGGTTTGGGACGCGCGTGATGCGGATTTTTGAAGTCTACTTTGTCAACCGTTTAGGTCTTAGCAAAGAAATTTTGGACGAAGTAAACAGAGAGGAGCAGAAGTAATGGCAGAGCGAAAGCCTTTCAAAGATTGGGGCAAGGATTCCCTCAATAAGGCAGGTCGACTCATCGCTGAATTTGAAGGGTTTAGCTCGACCGTATATCGATGTCAAGCGGGCGTGCGCACCATTGGATACGGTCACACACGGGGCGTGGTGGACGGTCAGACCATCACCAAAGAGGATGCGCTTAGGCTACTCATGTCCGAGCTCTCCACGTTACAGAAGGCGCTTGCTAGCGTCATCCACGTCGATGTGACTGAAGGGCAATTCGTTGCGATTCTTTCGTTGGTCTACAACATTGGCATGGGGAATTTCCGCACGTCGACGCTATTGCGTGAGCTTAATGCAGGGCGTATCAAGCACGCCAGTGAGCAATTCTCCCATTGGATCTATGTGAAGAAGCAACCGAACAGAGGGCTCATGAAGCGACGAGAGAAAGAGCGCGAAGTGTTTGATTCGTGATGGTGGCGAAAGCCGAAAAAAAACAAAGCCGGAAGGGATAGCGACCCGACCGGCTTTTTTTGTTTGATCTGCTGGTCACGACCATCGGGGATCCAGCACAACGCACAAGGCAATTATAGATGAATATCGAGAAGGAAATTATAGAAATGAAAGAAAGACAGGCGTTTTGGTCTGGAGTGCTTAGAGGCGTGATAGGCACAGCTGCCTTCTTCGTAGGCTTGGTGACGGTGATTTATTACGTCATGCAAATCGTGTTAATGGTCAAGTGATGCCGCCGAAAAAGACAAAGCCGGAAGGGATAGCGACCCAACCGGCTTTTTTATGCCTTATAGCACAGGAGAGACTATGGCGATATGGACTCCCCTCGACTCTATTTTATCAAACCTTCGGGTCGGGGATTTACTTATGGAACAAGATTTAACATGGCAAGCGACAGTAGCGGTTGTAAGTGTGCTCGTCATTCTGGGAAGCGTTGCTTTAAGGACATTTTCATGGGCAATCCGCGCATCCAAACTCGGGGAATTAATCCCGAAGGAGTTTTGGGCTTCTAGCCTTGGGAAGGTTGTGAAGTGGACATTCATGCTCTCTGTCCCTGCGCTCCTCATCATTGTGTGGGCGTTCGCCTTCGGATATGCCTATGAGACATTACTGGCGTGGTAGACGGAGAGTTCGTCGGCAGTTGATCCCATAAACTCAGTGTCCGCAGTTGGGGTGATTGTGCCAAGAAATAAGGGCTCATTATGTTGATAAATAAAGAACTTTGTGCTGTAGCCGTGGCGCTGTTGGCAGTGTCTTCCATCGGCTATTGGCTAGGAGCATCTCACACAAGCGCTCGCTACGAGAAGATGATTCAAGCAAAAGAAATTGCCGTCCTAGAGGCGCAACAACAAGAGAGGAAAGAACACGATGCCAAGCTTATCGAAGCGACTAACCAACTGCGTAACGAGCTTAACCGCACAACTGATCTTGCTCGTTCTCGTGGCGCTGACATTGAGCGGTTGCGCAACGCAAACGCCAAACTACAAGCCCGAATCCAACCCAATACCAGAGGCACTGATGCAGAAGCACTTGCCCGATGCTCAGCATTACTCACAGAAGGTGCAGGACTGGTTACAGAGGGTGAAAGACTTCTACTCAAGCATGGAGCAGAACACGACTCATTGATAAGGATAGAGAAATGGCAATAATGTTGTTACTTTTTTGGCTAGCCCCAATTGCGCTAGCGCTGGTCTACCTTGCCTACTGTGCCTACACAGCGACATTGAAGGTCAGAGCAGTGGAGAAAATACTAGATAAGTTTATGTTTGTGGGCACGGAAGAGGAAAAGGTGACGGTCACAAAAGCCCTTGAGGAAATAGTGCAGGGAAAGTAAAATGAAAAAAGAAAGAGGGGCGTCAAAACGACTCCTCTTTAATACATTGTGGGAACATATGTGGGAGCAGAAAATTTAGTCTTCTGTATCTCTAGTAAATAGGCTGAAAACGAATTAGTTTGTTTTTCTGCCTAAACTTTTTTCGGGGTAGGTAGAGATCAATGGCGCGTGCGTTGAGAATTTTTCATTCCGCAGATTGGCATTTCGGCAAGACGATCGGGAACGTGGATCGGACTGAAGATTTCCTTCATTTTATTGATCACTTTATGGCGCTTGTGAATGAGCGTAAGCCCGACGTGCTTTTGATTGCCGGGGATATTTTCGACACTTCGCTTCCCTCTAACAAAGCCCAAAAGCTCTACTACAGCTGGATTCATCGCCTGCAAGGCACCTCTGTGAAAGCCATTGTCATTACGGCAGGAAACCACGATTCGCAGCGTTTTCTCGAAGCCCCAAGAGCACTGCTTGAAACGATGAATTACTTTATCGCGGGCGAAACCCCGGAAGAGCAAGTCTTTATCTTGCGTGACGAAAAGGGTGAGCCCTTGCTTGGCGTCGGCGCCGTGCCTTATCTGCGAGAGGGTGACGTGCGCACTGGCTCTATGAGTTATAGCGATGCCACGCGTGCGGAACTCTTTGAAGCAGGGGTCAAAGCGCACTACCAAGAAGTCTGGGAGCTCGTCAATAAAGCGCTCGATGGCGCAAAAGTGCCTCGTATCGCCATGGCACACCTATTTGTGACGGGGGCAGAATTGCGTCCAGGCGTACAAAAGGCAAAAGAAGAAGACGCACTGCGGGTGGGATCCCTTAATAGCGTCACGTCCGAGGCTTTCGAGCAAGGCTGGGACTATGTGGCCCTAGGACACATTCATCACGCACAAGAGCTCACCTCCAAAACCCCCATGCGTTATTCGGGTGCCCCCATTGGTCTCACGTTTAACCATCGTAAGTATTCGCATTCGCTCGTCGAAATCAATATTGATGGAGAGGGGGCGCTCACGATTGATACGCTCCCCATTCCACAAAGTCGCCTTTTCTTGCACTTTGAAGGGACGCAGGCAGAACTCATTGCCGCGATTAAAGAAGCAGGGAAAACGCATCACGAACCCTATGTGGAAGCGGTGCTTACTTCTGACGAAGT